AAAACAAAAACCCCCCGTATTTCTACGAGGGGAAAAATAAAAAGGAACCTACGAACAAACAGAAATCACATATAAGACCACTTACGACCAAGAATTTTATTTACCATAGAACGATAAGACCTTTTATACAAACGATACATTCTATCTTCACCCGTTGATGTACCGATTTTATCACTGAACTTAAATGTCCAAATAAAACGAACAATAAAGAAAGGTGTAAAGATAAACACAACAATAATAGTTTGTAGGATAAATTTTAGAACGTACTTCATAATTAGATAGTTTTAGATTGATTTAATTTAGATACTACACATAACACAAGTAATCTAACGATAGTTGTAATCATACCGATAAGACCAATAGACCAAACGATAAACATAACTTTGTCAATCCCTGACATTTTGATAAACGTAACTAACATACATAATAATTTAGGTGGTTTGTTAATAGAATACAAAGATAACACTTTAATCGTTATACTTTCTTATCTATTAAGAATTAGTCGTTAAAATTTTGTTAATGTAATACCAAGATTTCATACCTGTCGTCTCCATCCGGATATTGTTTGGCATGTATGTCAAGTTAATGAATCAAAAAACTTGACATATGTAATACCGAACCCCCCAACATCCTGAGGTTTTTGAAACTTGTGTGGCATATCCGATTATATCCGTAGATATCCTATACCATATCCGAATTTGCCAAACAACTATTTTCCCGTCGGGGACTCAAGATTTCTTGTATGACAAATGCCAAACCATATTCCCTGGGTCCTCACGGGGGATAAATAAAAAACCCCCGTATTTCTACGAGGGTTAAAACATAAAACCTATGAAAACAATTAACCAAGTACCAATTCCTTTGTGGACTTACGAATGTAGTGTGTCTTAACAAACTCCTCAATGAAGATTAACTTAATCTCTGTATTACCTACACCACACCTTTGTAATCTAAAATGACCTCTAACCTTAAACTCACCCAAAGCTATCGTACCCACATTCCATAAACTATTAACATACACCACATTTACTCTCGTTTGATTTTTAACATGAATTGGTTTTAATATACTTCCATACTCACTTTTAGATTTAATATCAATAAACTTCACATTCACACCAGACAACTCAATAAAAATCATTGGTTTTAATATGAATTCAATTACATCAGTTAAAATATTACAAGTATAATTGTTACCCCACAATTTAAGATAGTATTCATCTAAACTTAATCTTACTTTTTCATCAATTCCATTAACACCATTAGTTTTTTCTAAAAATCTAACTTCATTGGTTTTCAAATTAAAGTATTGAAAAGATTGAAATAAATTACCACTTATATATTGGTTATGTGTAAAGATAACGTCATTATCATTTTTTACATATTCAAAAACAATATTGTTATATAAACTTTGTTTATCACTTGGATAAAATAATAAACATTCTCTATTAGGTAATAACTTTAAGATTGAACACATATTTTTTGCGTACACATCAAATTTATTATCCCACATAGGTTGATAAACATTATCAATCTTAATTGATTGACAAGTTAATAATACATCATTACCTAATACAAATTTTTTGTATTTTGGTTTTTTACTTGAAATAGTTTCAAATAATTGGTTTTCTTTAATTTTCATATTGTTTGTTTTGTGGACACAAAGATAATACTTTTATCTTTATACAACAAATATATTTTAATTAATTTTAGAATATTTTTTTTCCCTGATCAGGTTTGAATATGTTCTGGCAATTGCCAAACAACAATTTTCCGGTAAGACGACTCAAGATTCCTTGTATGACAAATTTTGCCAAACAATAAATTCACGGACGAGGTTCGTAAAGAATTTAAAATGTTTTGCCAAACCATATCCGGATGGAGACGTCTGTGGGTGTATAACAAATGCCAAACAATAATTTGGATTACGAAGTACGAGTGAAGTCAAAAAAAAACCACCCCTTTCGGAGTGGTCGGTTTGTAGGGGAACAAACCTTAAAGAATTGTGTACTCTTGTTTAAGAATTTTAATTCTTTTAATGTGGTCTAATGAAATTACTTTGAAGTTCAAAGTATTCTCTAAACCATTTTGGTACTTTGAGTAGTCCGTTTTCGTATCAATAAGGTATTGAGTGAACATTACCTTGTCAATACTATTACCCTCAAAAATGTACTTGGTATCAAGATACGAACTATCGTGGTCTTGATATCTAAAGTAGAAGTTATCGGGGTTTTTCTTACTAACAACTAAACATTTTGAAACTTGGGTAAACCAACTTTCTTTTTTGTCCTCGTTCTCAATAGGAGTGATACCCTCACTTTTGTACTTTCTTTCTAATTGACTATCGTAATCAAATCCCGTTTGGATATTTGATAACTTTTGTTCAATAGAAACTTGGTCATAGTAAGGGTTAGGGTTACTCTTACCACTTGTCTTGAAGTCAAGATATTTGTTCATCTTAACTTTTTTTAATGTTGTCAATCCCACATTAGGGACAAAGATATCTATACCTGATAGTATATCTTTTAGTTCAGTTTTTGTAATGTTCATTTCTTATTGTTTGTGGATACAAAGTTAATGAATATACCAATACAAAGTTAGAATATACTAATAAAGTTATCCACATTGGGTATGTGTATAAGTCATTGGTTATCCACATTCACCTTCGGGAACTAATGTTGTGTGGCAACCCCCTATCAATAGTGGTGGTAGGGATATACCCCCTCCCCCCTCCCGTATCCCCCCTTATATAGGGGGTATTTTGGTGTTCTGAGAGGGGGGTCAATACCACGACTGAAATTTTTCCAGAAAAAAAGTCAAAAAAGGGACATTACCCCTAAAAGTAAAATAAAAATTTTGGCAGAAAAATTTACATTCATATAGATTTTATCTATATTCTAATTATGAAAATAGACCTAAGTAGTTTTGATTGGGGACCTACGTCTGAGATGTTAAAAGAATATCTTAAGAATGAAATTTTCGATCAAATCAATAATGGTGGTAATAGTGACTACGAGAAATTATTTGAGGTCGAGGAAAATGATATTGTTGTAGATATAGGTGCCACGATAGGTGATTTCCCTTATAGTATATTACATAAAAAACCAAAACACATCTATGTTGTAGAACCACTCGGAGTTTTTTTCGACACTATGAAAAAAAACTTAGAGGGTCATCCTGTGTCTTTTACCAATGCCGCAATATCATCTGAAAAATGTATGAAGGTTTTGTGGGATGGACATGAGGAAATAGTTAGAACTCTTACGTTTAAAGAATTTATAGATTACAATAGATTATATAAAATAGATTTTATAAAGATTGATTGTGAAGGTGGAGAATATAGTATACTAACTGAAGAAAATTTAGACATTCTAAAAAGTATTCCTAAAATTGTTATCGAGTGTCATTTAACAAATAAAATCGAAAAAGAAAAATTTAGGAATTTTAGAGACAATATCTTAAATAATTTCGATAACTATGAAATTAGGTCGATAGATTTTATTGACATAAAATGGGATTTATGGAACGAACATTTTTTAGATTACTATGCTGGTGTTTACCTATACATTGATAATAGATAGAAAAAAAGTCAAAAATGGACTTTACCTCTAAAAGTGATTTAAAAATTTTCCATATTTTTTCAGAAAATAGGGATTCCCTTTTATAAAATAAATCCCCTATAATTTTTTTTTACGATTTATATTCCCTATAATTTACTATTAACAATTAATATAAATTTAAATTACAATGAAAAAGAATTACTTAGAGATGGCGAAAAAGAAACGTCTCACTAAAAACAAGATTACACAGCAACATTTAAAGGATTTACACATAGACGATTTTAAGTGTCTATTATATTGTGAATGTGATCCGGCGTCATATGGTAAATGGATGGAAAAGAAATTAGAGTACGACACCAACTACCTTATTGGAAAAATTGATGCATCAAAAGATTGTGGGGAATTTAACATCGGAGGTAAAATATCTGAAATGAAAACTACCTATCTTAATATGAGTGGTGTTTATAGATTAGCGAACGTAAGACCTTGGCAAAAAATTGATTATTATGTTCTATTCTTGATTGATTGTGAAAATGATTTTCAATTACGTGTGTATATGATATCAAAAGAATTTTTATATGGTAATCTAAAATTCAAAGCAATGGATAACCCACAATCTGTTAATGATAATAACGATAACGTTAATGTTGGTACCACCTTCAAACCTTCATTTATTACCGAGTTAGAGAAGGTGAATATTCTTAGAGGATCAACATACGACGATTTAAAGGATTATATATATTACATGAATAACCACAACAAACAAGTAAGTGTTAAATCTAATAAAAAGACATCAAACAGTTATAGAAACAAGATGACAAAAGTATCATTTAAACTTAATGGTAACATCAATATTACGGGTAATTCCAATATAGAGGTGGTTAGTCGTCTATGTTCTATAATCGGTTATAAAAATATTGTCGGTGCTATGTGGGACTCACAAATATCCAATGTACAAACAGAACTATTCAAGGTGGATATTGGTGGAGGATATTTTTTAAATCCAAAGTTCTCAATTAGAGATATTAGAACAAATATCAGTAATATCAATAAAAAGAAAGATATGGATATAAAACTAATTGAATATTAAAATACGAACCCTCCCCGTTAGGAGGGTTCTTTATTTAAGGGATATTTATACTATATGAAATTAGTATTCGTCTTAAATGAAATTTTGAATATAGGGAGTGGAGAGAGAATACATGTCTCTGAAGACCCTATGCAAGAGTTACGTGACCTAACCGCACAGAACGGTGTTCCTTCTGAAGATAGACCTATTGGTAAACCTGATGGGTTTTGGTACGCATTCGGCGATAGTTGGTTATACCTTACATCTCATAGTTATTCAGAAAGATATGAATCTTATCAACATGCATACAAAGTGGTTGTTGATAAGTCCAAAATAGTATCTATACGTAATCAGGATATGTTAGATGACTTCAATAGTGAGTTTTCATATGAAACGGATATGGGACAATTTCCATATCTGATAGATTGGGGTAAAGTGTCTCAAAGGTATTCGGGTTTTGAAATTCCATGTTATGACAATATCAATGTTCGTGAAATTAGACGTAATAGATGGTTATACTTATGGGACATTCCTTCAGGTGTTATATGGAACCCTAATGCAGTATTGAAACTAAAACCATTGGGTAATCCCAAAACATTAAAACAACCATATAATTAGAACTATATTTCTAATTCCTTTAATATCCCACACTACTTAAGGGGTAAAAACCTGTAAATGGAAATATATTTCCAAAAAGTGAAATAAAAATTTCCAGAAAAATTTTGTGATATTTATATAACATGAAGATCGTAATATCAGAACAACAACTTAGACGTATAATAACGGAACAATCATCCACGGTTGTTGTAAGTGGTACATATACCGCAAATGACTGTGATGAATTACACGCATTCCAAGGTTCAGGTGGTAAGGTTATTGGTAATATGAATGTTATCGTTGGTAATAAACTCAAAGAGTTATATGAAGGTGGTATGAACCCTATGGTGTCTAAGGTGGATGTTAAAGTGAATGGTATGACCGTTAATTGGTCTTGTACCATTTCTCCGAGTTCCGATGGTAAAGCGTGGATGGGTTTCACCAGTCGTGGTGCAGGATGTAATAATGACGTTATTAACCGTGCTGAGTCCGTTTCACAAGGAAATGATATGGGAACCGCTAAGAATAAAATAATGACCACATTTAAGGAATCTAACATTGATATTGAGAAGGTTAACGATTATATCCATAAAGGTGGTAATAACTCCTTCAGACAGATATTCTATCGTTATACAAAACCTAACTCATTTCCTCCCGTTAATTAATTATACCACCCTAGGGGATCTTGGTATACGATATATTTATAATGTAATGGTAAATAAAAAAATTTTAGTGTCGGGATGTTCTTATTCGATTGATGACGGTGTAGATTATGGATCGGTATTAAAAAATCATCATAACATGGATGTTGAGGTCATTGCGGTCGCGGGACAAAAGGTAAGGTTGGTTAATAACATCATACATAATCTACAGAAACTACAGGGACATTGATAAATTATATAGACATTGGGTATTACAAATACAAATCCCTTACACCTTCAATTGTAGATTGTGTAAGAGAATATCCTATCACGGAGTTCATATTAGAAAAAATTAAGAAAGAAGAATTGGTTTGGGAATTTGAAATGGAAGAACAAGAACCAAAATTATATAACGGAAAATTAATTGTTCTAATATAATAGGAATATTTTTATCAATTATTGTATATTTATATTAAACAACACAAAACATGGAACAAACATTAACAGACACATTGGGAAATACAATCGTATTCAAATATGACGAATCAACTGATTCAGTATCAGTAAAAAATAGTGCCGTAGGGGTTGAATTTATGGAAGTAGTAAAAAACATCGATAGTCTTGTAGTTGAATTTGATGTTATAATGATACCAGATTATCTTGATTGGGATAATTGGTCTGATGATTTAACTAGATCCGAATTAAAGTCGTTTTGGGACGAACATAAAGTTAGTAAATAATTGAAGACCCTCCTATATGGAGGGTTTTTTATTTATACCACCCCAGGAACTCTTGGTATACTCTACCCTATACTAATACTCTTTATATCCCTAATAGAGATATTCTTTAGTTTTAATGTTCCGTGCGCTAGTGGAATAAACCTACCCGACTGTTGTAAGTGCATAAAGACGTAATAAAGGTACTGTGGATTCAGGACGTCCGTTTGTATTACTTTCACTCCGATACGTTCAGAATCGAACTCTTTTACGGGCATACCGACGGTTTTATCGGAACCCTTCCTAACTAACCAGAAATCAGCCTCAGGGAAGTTGGTCTTAAATTCACATAAATCTCCTAATGTCATATTAATAAATATCTGGTATTTATATATTACAATGAACCTGACCGATACCCTATATGAGACCGTTTTAGACCTTCACGAACTACGTGGTGGATTATATAGACAATTGAAAAAGGAACTCCCTAATATCCCCGAATGGGTCCTTAATGACCTTTATTATACCACCGCCAGATTTAATCCAGAGATGATGGACCCTAACCATCCTAAGTATCAGTATATGCAGGACCTAAAGAAGATGAAATGGAAATTCTTCCCTAACCTTCATATTACCATGGACAAGTTGGATTCCGAGTCACGACACAACATTGGACCTCGTATTAAGGGTGCAACCCTATTCCCTGGTGATAAGGAACGTCATGAGAAACAATTGGAACTCCTTAAGTCCGGTAGTAAGAAACCATTGATTATGGCTATGAACCGTTCTGAAAAGGGTAAATTGGAAATGTGGGAGGGTTGGCACAGATTGGTTCAGTTATTTATTATGAACCCTGATGGATTTGATTATCCTGTCTATGTGGGTATTCGTTAATTTCTAACCTCCGACAACCCCGTTCACAATTTTTTTGTTTTCACACGCCGGAACCCCCGTTGAAATTTGTCTCTCTCTTTTTGTGTCCGTTAATAATAATGGGATATTTATATGTGTATATGAAATTATTAGATACCATATTGGAAGATATTGACCTTGATGAAGCTCGTCCGAGTAAAACTAATCAGGAATGGGTAAATGAATTTAAAAGTAAGTTTCCTAATTATAATTATAGTAATGCTAAATTTTTTAGAGATAATAACAATCTTTTAAAAATAAAAAATGTTTATTGTAACATCCATAAACACAATTTCCCTGAAAAGGGTGGGTCGGAAGGTATTTCTGTGTTTCATCATTTAAATGGTACTGGTTGTCTTGATTGTGGAAAAGAAAGAAAAGGAGAAAAACTTAGTGTTAGTGAAAAAGAATGGAGAGAGATTTTACCTAAAATTAAACATTTAAAAGATAAATGTGATTTTAGTAAATCGAAATTCTCATTTATTAAACCAATGAAAAATGGACCATTGGTTACAAACACATTTTGTAAGATACATAAGAAATATTTTAACGGAGGACCTAACAATGAAGGAATTGGGGCACAAAAATTTAAACATTATAAAAACGTTTGTCCTGATTGTATAAAAAACGCTGATTTTAATAATAAAGTTAGAAGTGTTGAGGACTGGGGTGAATTATTTAAATCTAATAAACTAAATAAAAACTACGACTATAGTAAATCAAAGGTTTTTATTGAGGGTTCTAAGACAAATGTATATAACATATATTGTAACGTAAAAGGTTTAAATGGTAAGAAACATGGTATTTTTGCCAAAGATGGTGTGAATGTTCAAGAACATAAACTAGGTTACCACCAATGTCCTAAATGTGAATGTGAAACTAAACAAAAAGATTTTATAAAAAGGGCCACTGAAAAACATGGTAACAAATATGTTTATGACAAAGTTGATTTTTGTGATGATAATAATTTAGTAAGAAAAGAAGGATTAAGACAAATAAAGAACTATAGAAAGGTGTTGATTGGTTGTAAGATACACGGATATTTTTCTCAGGAAGAATATAGTCATAAAACAGGAAGAGGTTGTCCCATTTGTAGAGAATCAAAAGGTGAATTGTATATTGGAAATTTATTAAGTAAATTAAAAATAAAATTTATAAGAGAAAAGAAGTTTACTGAATCTGGTAATATGGAGTTTGATTTCTATATACCAAAATTAAACGTTGCTATCGAATATGATGGTGAACAACATTTCTATCCTGTTTTCGGGACTTCAGATTATTCTATAAATCTTAATTATAATAACACTGTTAATAGGGATAATTTAAAAAATAAATTTATAAAGAGTAATGTGGATGGTGTTAGATTGATTAGGATTCCTTACACTATGGAATTTAGTGAAATTGATACATCATTGTTAGAGGCTATCGAAAATACACTCCCAAACCAAATAAGTAAAATTGGTAATTACCCTAAAAGAAAGGGAACTGTAACCCCAACACACCCTAAAAAAATGGAAGAATCCAATTTATCGTTAATTGGTATTCTAAACCAACTATCTTCGAACGAATAAGATATTTATACATAAAGGAATTAAAGAAATAATATGAAACAAACTTTAAATGAACAAATTGGTAGAATTAAAACTATGATGAATCTAAATGAAGATGATTCACAATCCATGGTAATGTTACAACAAGACACCCAAGAATTTAATCAAAAGGTCGATGAAGATTTGACAATAGAAGAATATGAGGGAATCATATGTTTAGAAACTGACAATATTGATTTACCAACAAATATCAGTAACGAAGACCAACAAAAGGTAATGGAATTAAAAGAAAAGATGAAAATGGCTTCATTTTCAGAATTGATGCAAGTAAAAAGACAACTGAAGGAATTAAAGAAACAATCAAAACTACAATCTGAACAAGTTGCTGCACCTGCTGTTGTTACTTTATTAGGTGTTAGTATGAATCCAGGTGTTGCTATTGCGGTTGGTGTGATTCTTTTTGCATTAGTATTATCTTTTTTAGGTAAATTGTTAAGAAGGAAAAGAACAACATATTTTTGTGATGGGACAAAATCTCGTGGTCTTTTTGGACTTTTAAGATGGTAATTATTAAACACAATTAAAGATACCTCGGGTTTGAAGACCCGACTTAGGACCGGAATGGTTAACGTTCCGTTGGGATATGAATTCGCTACTCATATCCCTTTTTTGTTATATTTATATAATATGAAATTAATCATAACCGAAACACAATTGAAGAAAATTGTTTTAAACGAACAACAAGTTCAATCTAACAACCTAACATCGGTTGAACAAACCATGTTGGGATTCTTATCAAGATTTCTTAGAGGAGAAGATGGAGAAGTTCAAAATACCTCCATCAACGATCTTAAAAAAATATTTAAATTCAATGACGAAAGGGTATACCCAATGGCTCAAAAGTTATTAGAGAAAAAGAATACAGGTAAGAAAACGTATAACGACAATGAATTCAAGGCGATGTTTATGACAATGGATAAGAACATTACAAAAGAACAACGATATGAGTTTTATCAAGAAGGTGGAAAAATAACTAATATAAAATATCATTCACAATATTAACATGAAACTAATAATCACAGAACAACAATATAAACTTTTAACAGAATCAAAGTCATTTGACGAGTTTGCAATAAAACGAATGGGTGGTGCTGAAAAGATTGCAAATAACGCAAAAGAAAAGGGTGGACCATCTATGTTGACCTATCATCACTTTGTGGTTAAACTTCCATATTATAAAAAAGCGGGAGACGGTAAATTCGATATGGATAAGTCTAAAAAAGAATTTACGGAAACGTTAAATAAAATATCATTAGATATGGACCAAACTGCGTTTCAAACTGAAGTGGGTAGATTGGAAGTACTTGGTGAACTTATAATCAAACACAAATAACATAATATTTATATAACATGAAAAGAATTATCAAATTAACAGAAAACCAACTTAAAGATATCGTATCTAAAGTTATAAAAGAACAAGGTGCACCTATAGGTAACCCCAATTTAAAATCACAATTGAATCCAGTAACAAATAACCAAAAGGTTCCATATCAAGTCAATAAAGGATGGTGGACCGGTACAAACGTTGAAAAATTTGTTAAATCATACACAAAAGAACCTGAAGTTGTTGGAAACGGAGAGAATTACATATGGGGAACAGTTGGTAATGTCGATTGGAACTTTGAACAAAATGGTAGTTTTTTTACGAGTAAAATTGGCGATCCTGATGAGATTGAAAAGGGGACGTGGAAAGATAATAATGGTTCAATTGAAATTACATTAGGTAATAAGAAATTTAATTCAAAGGATAACAAATGGTCAAACGGAATTTCTACAGTAAATTGTGCACCACAATTAATTGACACGTCTAAAGGAAAAATCTTGAAATTTGGTTGTAAAACACAAGGTGTTAAAGAATTACAAAATTTATTGGATGTAACACCGATTACAGGTTATTTTGGTGATAAAACATTAGCGGCGGTTAAAGCATTACAAACATCTAAAAATATTAAAGTAGATGGTATTGTTGGTATTGAGACGTATCCATATGTATTAGCAAATGGTCAAACTAACACACCAATTCCAGGTAGTGATACACAAGGCACCAATGTTTTATCACCTACACAAAACATAGATGAAGATGATGACATTGCAATGTTAGATAATTTATTTAAAAAAGATTAAAACATATGGGAACAAGACCAAAAAAACCACGTGCTATGAGAAGTAGACGTTCAGGTATTAAATCATTAGACATCATTAAGAAAAATTTAGAAATCCTAAAGAAACTTAAAGGGTAATGAAATTACAAGACATATTATTGGAGAAGTTAAGAGATATGGTGTCAATACCTATCTATCATCATACAACTGAAGAACGTGCTTTGGGTATTATGAATGGAAATATGTTGGTAGGATCAAAACAATATGAGGAGGTTTTAAATTTAGATAGAACATTAAAACAATCCAAACATAAAACGATGGTTTCATTTACTCGTGATAAGAACTTTATACCAGATGGGTCTATTGGTAATTCTGGTGACGGTCCTCGTATTAAACCCGATATGTTAAACGTTATCTTCGTTGCGGATAGAAGTCGTCTTAAATCACGTTATAGGGTGGTTCCTTTTGATTATGGAACAATTGCAAATAAAGCTTGGATGGACCCTGTTCCACGTACACGAAAAAACCCCGAAGTGGAAGAAAGAGTGTTAACAGATAGAATATATCCATTGAGACCATATCTTACGAATATTATTTATACAGGACAAAATCCTGAGGTACAGAAAAAAATAGATGAATATCTATCTGGAATTAAGTAATATTTATATCTAATGAAGCTTCAGGTAACAGAATCACAATTAAAACTTATTGAACAACAACAGTTAAATGAACTGAAGTGGTTAGCTAATGTACAATCTCATATTGTTAGAATGGATATTCCATTAACCCCATCATTAGTTAATTACATTTGGGGTAAACAAAGAGTTACAACATTCCACGTTGGAGACGTTAACGGTATAGATGATATGAGTAAGATTGTTGGTACTAGAAAATCATTATCCACGTTTAGGTTTATGGATAAGGAGTTACTTAAAGATATGAAAGGTATTCAAACCGAAGGGGGTATCGTCTATCAAATAGAAGGTGATTTACAATTTGATGCTCCGGTAGATATTTTAAGTGGTCCCGATGAATCAGGTAGAAGGTGGGTTGTTCTTCATATTTTACCTGAAAATTTAAAATTAAAATTTTATCACGAATTTAAAAATCATAATAGTTTTAATGAAATAAACGAACCAAAAGATTTAATTAGTTATTATAGGTGGATTGATGGGTTTATTAAAACTCACGCAAAAGAAATACGAGAATATTTCACCGATATTAAAAAACATAGAGAAGGTAAGTTAAATAGTTGGAATGAAACCGTTGTAAATAATATTAAAATTAAAGATATTTTGTGGAGAGAGAACGTTGTTAATTTTTTAGAAACGTGGGAGACTACAGAACAAAAAAATAATGTCGTTCAAGAAATTGGAATTAAATTAAATTCAATTGCAACGGGCATTGTTTATTTATCCGACGGTGGGGGTAGATTTGGATTTAGAGATATTAACCCCGTTAGATGGGTTCAAAAAAGAGGTGGATTGACGGACTTTAAAAAGTACGTAAAAAAATTCCACGTAGATAGAGAACCAAGAACAATTTCCATATAATTTTTTAATATCAATTATTTTTCATATATTGGTATTATAAAATAAATTATTATGGCAAAATACACCAAAAAATGGGACAAGGAGTTTACCAAGAAATATTCCGATTGTCTATCTCAATTAGAATCTCTTGAAAGAGAATTTAAAACCATGGTCGAAAATAATCCTGATGAATACATTTCAATTTATCCCGATACATCCAACATTGAATTAGGTAAAGAAAATGGTTTTATGGTTTATAACTTTGGTAACGATGAAACTCCACATGTTGATGTTCAGTTATCAACACCTAACGGATCTTTTAATTTTACATTTACCGATTTAAAAAAACTAATTGAGTTCAGAGATGAATTAATGAAATCAATTGACACATTTAAAAGAGAACCAAAGGTTGTAAAAGTTACAAGTGATAACTTGGATGATTGTGATGATGAGGAAGATACGGAAGAACAAGAATGGGAAATTAAGGCTGAAAGGTCATTAACTGAAGCTTGGACATATACAGTAACGGCAAGAAGTGCATGTGAAGCCATTAAAATGTTAGAACAGGATGAAGACCAAGTAGGTGTAAAACATAATGACGATAGTGAATATTATGACTACGGTGATATCGAATATGAATCAATCTAAATAAAATCATCCAGTATTAAACTAGTATTCATTATATCTAGTTTTGTTTCTAGTGCTAGTATACTAGATAAATACTGGAAAAAAATATAAAAAAACAAAAAAATGAGTAAAGTAAAAATTTCAACAGTAAAAGGTGATATGATTGCAGAATTATATGACAATGAAACACCAATAACAACTGACAACTTTAAAAAATTAATTAATGAAGGATTCTATAATGGATTAAATTTTCATAGAGTATTACCTGATTTTGTTATCCAAGGTGGATGTCCAAATGGTACTGGTGCAGGTGGACCAGGTTATAACATTCCTTGTGAAGTAAATGCTGAAAAACAATATCACGATAAAGGTGTATTGAGTATGGCACACGCTGGTAGAAACACAGGAGGTTCTCAATTCTTTATTTGTCATAGTCGTAATAACACTTCTCATCTTGATAGAAACCATACTTGTTTTGGTAAAGTAATCGATGGTTTGGATGTTATTGATTTAATCCAACAAGGAGATAAAATAAATTCAATTGAAATAATTTAATTTAATGTTAGACAATAATTCTCTAATCCTTTTTCTAAATTGTATTTAGGTGTCCAACCAATCATCCAATTTTCTGAATTACTTTTAGTATGAAATTGATATCCTTCAGGGATATCTTTTTCATTATAGTAGGTGTAACTAATTTTCAAAATATCTAAAACATCTTCAAAAGTTCTAGCGTCACCACTACCGACTTCATACCATTGACCTCTATTATCGTCATAGTTTTCTAATGCAAATAAATTGGCACTTATCACATCCTTAACATAGACAAAATCCCTTTGTGGTTTATTAGGGAATAACTTGATTTCCTGACCTTCTTTTTGTTTTTCCAACATTTGATATGCCACAGATGCCATCCTCCCTTTATGACCCTCTAATGGACCATAAACGTTGAAATAACGTAAAGCAACCCCACCACATTTAACAACGTATTGTTCGGCCACATATTTACTCCACCCATAAAGATTGGACGGATACTCATCATTTGTTCCATAATTTGCGGCAGAAGAAGAATAAATAAACTTTTTATTTAGTAATTGACACCATTCAGCAACTCTACGAGTAAATTCAAAGTTCCGTGTCATCATGTAGTTAACGTCAGTTTCTAACGTATCTGAACATGCACCAACGTGAAATACCACTTCAGGATCAAACTTATTTAATTTAAAATATATTTCATTATACCAATCGGATACATCAAAAATGTCTTCATTAATTTCTAATATTTCGTGTTGGTCTTTTAACTCATTTAATAGGTTTTTCCCAATAAACCCATTCGTTCCGGTTATTAAAATTTTCATAACTATTTTTTTTGTCTTACTATTGGCACACTCACTCCTCTTTTCTGAACAACAATCGAGGCCATTTTATTTGCATATATTATTGACTCTTCAACGTTTTTAGTTTCCAAATATTTTACGGTAAATGACGCAGTGAATGTATCACCAGCACCACTAACATCGATTGTTTCACGAGGATCTGGTGATGGGTATATGTTATCCATATATCTAGCACCTTTTGACCCTAACGTAACTAATATTTTATTTAACCAACATGTGTCAAAATCGTGTTTTAAAAACTCAGATTCGTTTAGTTTAATAAAATTGAAGGATGATAAAATTTTATTACCTATTTTTTTCTTTGTATCCATAACAATAAAACGAGAATGATATGCAACTTCTAATAATATTTCTTCGTTCAAATAACCTTTGTTGTAATCGCTCACAATAACTGCGTCAGATTCTTTTATTTCGTCAATTACATCATCGGTCAATTCCAAAGGTGTAATTGTTTCCTCACCCTCATCAACTCTAATAAACATATGGTTAGATTTATCATCAACATATCTTGTTTTCTTAATTGGTTGAAATTGGTGTAAATGTTTAATCGTTACATCTTGATCTAACGATTTCAAATTTTCAACTACGTTTCCTGCCATTCCAAAATTTCTTTCCACATATAATGGATTAAAAACTGGTACAGGGGCCTCAGGACTTAATCTCTTTGTTTCACCATATACAAATATATCTGTACAAAATTCACCTATAACTGTTATTTTCATATTTTACTTTTGACTATCACCTTTCCAAACTCTATAAGAGTCAGAATCTTTATGTTCCGTGGAAACTTCGAACACTATACCGTCAGTTAACGCTTCCAATTGATGGGGTTGTCCCGGTCGTTGTCTAACGGTATCTCCAACTTTCAATCGTTGTTCAATGGTTTCTGCTGTTTCAGTATCTATCCATCTGTAGATAAACTCACCTTTATCCACATACCAAGTTTCGTCCTTAATCATATGGTAATGCATTGAGAACTTTGCACCCTGTTTAAATCTTAAAAGTTTACCACAATACATTTCATTATTTTCAATTATTATCTCATCACCCCAACCTTTTGGGACACAACAACCCTCAGTTTCGAGAGCATTAATTACTTTTGGGTTTTCCATATTTGTAATATAATTAAACAATTCCTAAAACTAAAGTATTTATATAAAAACAAAACGATGACTAAGAAACTTAAAATCACAGAATCACAACTTAAAATGTTGGTTGAAAACAACAAAAAGACAGTTCAAGTGGAAAATGTGGTAGAACCTAAAAAAGAGGAATTACCTCAAGTAAACGAAGCGGTAGAGAAGATAAAGAGTGAGTTCAAGAGATACTTGTAACAATATTATTATAAAGTCGTAGATAAACCCTTCAGAAATGAGGGGTTTTTTATTATACATAAAGAGATATTTATATAGACATGAAGATTTTAGATGTTTTAATGGAGGAATTACTACTTGAGTTAAGTGGTCAGGAAATACACCAAAAGTATTATTCTAAAATACCATATGAGACCT